ATCAGAATCACAAACAAACCCCCAGCTGAGACCGGAAGTTTGATTGAGTCACCCGCCGTGGCCACCACACTTACGCGGTTGATACCGGCTGTTACAGACTGAGCAGATGCTTGTCCGCCGCCAGCGTGAGCCGTAACAGTGTCAGCAGCAGTATTCGGTACACCTGCACCAGCGCTGAGGGTATCGATATAGTCAGACAAATTGCCGAGGACTTTCTTGACCTCGATGTCGATGTTTGCTGAATTGAAAACTTGACGATTAACGGCCATGGTATTCTCCTAAAGTTATCTTCGAGTGTTCTGTTTGTCTTCGCTCGCGGCGTACTTTGCGAACGCGCCGTCAAAGTCATCGTCGCTATCACCAGACTCCTGCTCAGTACGTCCGGTTTTAACCACGGCAAGCTTCGCGGCTGCTTTGGTTGCTGCTGCGGGCAGAGCCGGAGCCGCTGGCTTGGCGGGCGCTGCTGAGGTTGTAGAGGTGGCAGCACCAGCAGCGGGGGACGCTGAGGGAGTAGGTGCTGCCGGGGAAGCGTAATTGGTTTCTTTCTTGAAGCGGTTAAGCAAGTCAGCCACTTCTTCCGGACTGCCGCCGTCAGTGACTTGTTTGTACGCGGCCTTGATGTAGGCAGGCTGGCTATCAACCCATGCCAAGGCTTTATCGCGAACGTCGTCGTAGTCCGGGACCAGCTTGGTGATCTCGGAATACTGGGTGCGCGGGGCTTGGGTCGAGACGAAATCTTGCAGCGGCGCCAACTCGGCACGCACTTGCTGGAAGATGTACCCAACCAGATCCTTGTACTCGGCACGGCGCGTCAGCGCCTCAGCCTTGGACACGTCCGGCCAGTCTTCCTGGTATCTGGTCAGTACCGCCTGCTCGTCCGCTGTGTAGAGTGGCATTTCTTCCACCACCTTGGCGGGGGCTGCTCTTGCAGCCTCGGCAGCGGCCTCGCGCGCAGCACGTTCAGCGGCTAGGTTACTCTTGAGCTGGTCAATCTCTGACTGCCAATCCGGAGCACCGGCAGCTTTTGCAGCGGCTTCCTCAGCGGCGATTTCTTCGGGTGTTTTGACAGCCGGTGCGGCTACAACCTTGGCGGCTTCAGCAGCGGCTATTTCTTCAGGTGTCTTGACAGCCGGAGTAGCAGCGGCAGCTTCAGCAGCGAGTTCTTCTGGTGTCTTTACGACGGGGGCAGCAGCCCCTTCTTCGGGAGAGAATTCGGCGAACGCGGCGGTAAAATCAGCGTCTTCTTGTTCCGGCGTTTGTGTAATTGGTTCCATGAGTTAGCCTTATATCAATAGGTTATGTAACGGTCAAGAGGGTAAAACATCTTTCTCTTCGATCAGGCTCAAGAGCTTGTCAGTGGCGTTCACCAGCGCACGCTGCTCAACCATCTCACTGGGCAGGCATTGCAGCAGCGTTTTCAGCTGGCGCAGGCGCTGGTCCTCCAAGAGTTTCTTGAGCGCCTTCAAGCCCGGCTCCGTCCGGTTGTTGTATACCACTTCCCGGAGCCTGCGCTCCTCCGCCTTGCGGTCCACTTGTTCCATCATTACCTCCTGGTTGTGTTGCGGCTATCGCCCTCAGCGCCGATTCAATCGGCAGACCTTTTTCCATCGCGTCCAATATCACCTTGGCCACCGTCGCGTCTGCCGCCGACGAATTCTTGCTGCCCTGTGTCACGGCTTTCAGAGACTCCGCCAATTGCAAGCGGATAGCCGCTTCACGTTCTTTCTGGACCATCGCCTGTTCAGCCTGCTGCTGTTGACTGCGCGAGGCATCCACGGCGTCACACTCGGAGTCGTTCATCACCACGTCATCCACGATCAGATCCCGCACACGGGCGCGGGCACGCACCAACTCACGGAATTTGACGTATGGTTTCTCATCCTCGTGCAGCGTATTTACAAAATTATCCAGCTGGATGCCTAGCACTTCCTTGGCGATTAGGCTGGTAGCCCCGCGCGCCAGTGGCTTGAAGTCACCGCTGATCTCTGGGTTCGGATTGAAATTCTTGTTGAACACGATGAGCGACCCGATCACCGACTCGGTAAACCTGTCGAAGTTGCGCACCACATCCTTGAACGGTAGCGCCGCGTTGCCCTGTATCATCGATGCGCCGGCAGCAGTGCGGAACGGCTCAGACGGCCCCCGCTGCATATCCCCGCCGGTGGATGGGTTTACGAATGTTTCCTGATCGGCGAACCCTTGAAACATGTCCACCATGCCTTTCAGCTCGGTGACGTGCATCGGTAATTCAATAACCTTCAGCGCCGGTATCTGCGCCGACGCGATGCTCTCATCCTCGCGGTAGATAATCTTGTCCGGGGTGATCGAAGTCGTGTCCTGATTCGGACTCAGCACGGACGTATTCAACTCAAACACGCGCTGGATTGCCCCGTTGTCGATCATCATCCGCACCGATGCGGCCAGGTTCATCTGGCTGTCACGCATGATATTGGGCAAACCCTGGCCGACGATTGTGGACTCGTCCTCCTCGAACACGAACTGGTGATACACAGGCATCTCACCATCGGTCTCTAACTCGCTCCACGGATCTAAGTCAGCCTTGATCACGATACCGCTCAGGTCGAACCACACACTCGCGCGTAGGTCTTGGTCCATCTTGGCTTCAGGTACATCCACCCCGGCCAGCGACAAGTCGCGACCAGACACATACCCCTCCCATGACATCACCTCGAACTTGTTGCGCTCGATGTCTGTAACTTGTTCCTGTATGCCCATGGTGCGCAGCTCGGTCTCGAACGCCTTACGCACGTAGTTGCCGTTGGGGTTGGTCTGGATGATCTGATCGATCTGCGACGGGAAATAATCCAACCGCTGCTTCAACATCATAAAGTGGTGTTTGGACATCACATGGCGCTCGAACTGCCCTTCCATCTGGTGCAGGTAGCGCGCGGACATGTCAGGGTAATAGTCCCATATCGGAACGAAATCGAAGCGGGGTCGGTATGCTGTAAACGGCACCGCCATGTAGCGACCGCTGATATCTTTCTGCCACTTGCGCTGGGTTTGTTTCTCGGTGAACGGCCCCTTGAGCACGCCCATCCCATACTTGATACCGCTCTGCAATACCTTGCGACACAACTGGGTGAAGCTCACGGACCGGCTACCGCCCAATTCCTGCAACTGGTCTTCCACTTCCAACTCCAGCCGCGCGGCGCGGATCTTGGCGAAGTCCCGTACCGCCTGTTCAATCGCTTCATCTGGCAAGTCCCCGCCTTGGGCAGCGTCCAGAAGTTTATCCAGCACGCTCTGCAAGTCTTCCTGATTCAAGTCAGGCACCGCAGTCGGTTCGATTCCCCAGCACTTGTCATCGGCCTGGAACAGCAAGTTCATCAGGCGGGACAGCATGGACACAACTTTTACCCGTGTAAGTTTCGGGTACGCTCTGGAGCGGTTCGGGTCGAGTATCTTCTCCACTTCCTGATCATACTGGCCGAGGTACTGACGCTCGTTGCGTGCCCACTTGAGTTCAGCTAATTTGCGATCCGCCTCGTAACGCTTGAACTTGGAGAGAAGCTGGGTGCCCAGTCCTTTGAGCGCTTCAGGGTTTACCTGTCGCTGATCGATCATCGCCTTGGCTTCTACCATCGCATTACCGGCTATCTGGTCCATTTCTTATCCTTGCTTTGATTGGATGCTGCCTTGGTTCTGGCCATTATCTAGTACCAAAATTATAAATCGACCACATCACCACCAGCCCGACCATCGCCAGGATAGCTATTACCTTGATGGCTTTATCTGCGTTGTGCATTGGTTAATACGTACTATTGAATCCAGCTAGCGAAACATACTGCAAGGCATAAATAGTGGCATCACTGTTCAGAGTCGCCAAGGTATTCATTGCGCTCGTAATATCATTCTGAAATGTATTGCTGGTGGTGTTATTTGACATCTTGGTTGTTGGCGCTGTTAGCATATCACCATACCAGTCGATAGCTCCACCATACCCAAATATGCGCCCAAGAAGCACAGGTGTTCCGTTGATACCACAGAACACAGGGCTACCACTATCGCCACTCGTTCCTATTACTTTATATGTTGGGTCTGTTTTGCAGAACGGAGCCTCTAGTGCATCTACTGGCGGATTCACCAACCCACTGAACGTATTGAACCCTAACCCTGTGGCACTTACTGGTTCTATCCAGTTCCCACTTCCATTGTACGTATTTGACAGCTTGCAGAAGCAGGGCATACCACTTAAGGGGTAGTTTGTTGTGTGAGGCGGCAGGTATTTTGCCCAAGTCACAGGCAGGAAGCTAGCCAGTGTTCCAGCATAAGGTGTTGCTGAGTATCCTATAACTACGTCTCTCCCAACAAAACAGGTTGTTCCACTCACAGGATTTTGTCCGTGGTATGCGCCGATACCACTTATCCAATGGTGAGGTGATATCCAAGCTTGCGCTTGCTGATTCGTATTATTGTTGGCGACTATAGTTGCATCAAATGGTGTCCACCCACTTACGGTCAGTCCGGTGAGTAAAGTCGCAGTCTGTGCTGCATA